GTTAAGAACATCATCCCTCAATATCATCCTCTAACCAAGAAGCTACTAGCTTATGAAATCGAGGTGATTTGATGGGCGGTGTTAATGTTAAGATTGACCTTTCAGGAGTTGAGAAGAAAGTATCTCCAGAGAATTTCGCTAAAGGAAAGTTAGCTATTGCTAACCAGATGCTGATGGACATGGAGCGATTTGTCCCAAAACGAAGAGGGGATCTACGGTCTAGTGGACATGTTCGACAAGATTCGATTGTCTACGCAACACCTTACGCTAGATTGCTCTATTATGGCAAAAAGCGCAAAGGTTTCTTTTCTGAAAAACAAAGAAGATTTTTCTTTGCGAATAAAGATAAGCTCCTGAGCCAAAAACCAACACCTGGAACAGGTCCAAGGTGGGATAAAAAAGCCTCGGCTCTATATGCTAAGAATTGGGCGGAGGTAGGAGCCAAAGCAATGGGAGTTAAATAATGCACGAAAATGACTTTTCAGAGGTCTTGCTTGAGCATATCAAAAGCGTTCAAGCCAAAATCCCTTCAAAACACGGCTATTTAGACGAGAAAGAGGGATTGGTCGTCTATCCTCTCCCTGGCGGAGATGTGGTGGATGAGGACATGGCAGGGACGCAGATTGTGGACCTACCTTTTGAGATTGCAATCAAGTCAAAAGACCAGAAATTAATTGATACTACACTATGGCAGATTAACACTGCCTTATCAAAAATTGGCTTGGAATTACCGAGCAAAAACAATTCATATAACTATTTAGGCCTTGAAGTCAAGAAACCGTACTTAAACGATTTAGATGAACAAGGCTTTTACACTTATTTGCTGGACGTGACAGCAAATCTTGAAATCGAAAGGAAAGAATAATGCCAAAAAATAAAAACGCACTACGAAAACACTACATCGGACCTTACAAGGAAGCTACTCCAGACACCCCACCAACAGCAGAAGATTATCTTTGGCTTGCTAAAGGTCTGAAGTCATCTTCACCAGAAAACAACGAAGAAACAGACGACTCTGCATACTTTGACGGTGACGGTACCAAGGAAGAAATGGTGATCTCTAAAACGCGAGGACGCACATTTGAAGGTCATCGTGATTACTCAGACAAAGCTCAAAACTTTGTTGCTGACAAAGAAGATGAGGTCGGTGATGATCTCGTTGTTTGGTACAAAGAAGTTTCGTCTGATGGCAAAACTCAAAAAGAGGGATTGGCCCGTCTTTCTGAAATTGAAATCGGAGATGGTGAAGCGTCTGAGCTTGAAACGATCAAATTCAAAATTGTTTGGACTCGAAAACCTAAGAAATCAACTGTAGTACCAGGATAATTTTAGGCGTGAATTATCACGCCTTTTTATTTTTAAAAAGAGGAGAAAAATAATGGTCGTAATTAAGAAATTAAGTAACATCATCCCTGTTGATTTTGGGGAGTTTCAACTTGAATTTGTCGCAAATGATGAAAATATCAAGAGAATGAAGGTCATTGGCCAAAAGATGGAAGAACGTGCTAAAAAATTGGACGAAACTAACGAAGATTTGGCATTTGAACAAGCTTATAATGCAGCTAAAGATAGCTGGACAGAATTGTTTGATGAAGACGCATTTGAGAAAGTCTATAAATTTTCTGGTGAAACAACGACTTACACAGTCTATTATCTAATTCAAACTATTAGAGGGATTGTTACCGAATTTGAAAATAACAATTCGCAGGAAGCTATCAAGAAATATTTAGAGGGTTAATCATGCTAGATCTATCACGAAAATTGACAGACGAGTTGATTATAGGTGATAAGATCTACTCTCTTGATATTTCATTTGATAATATCATTAGACTTTTTGAAATGTGGCTTGATGATGAAATCCCAGAGCAAGTCAAACCTCACTTTGCATTAAAAATGCTCACGAAAGAAAATTTTGGAGATCTTGGCACAGATGAAGCCATGGATATATTCAAACAAGTATTTGATGAACATATCCAATTAAAATCTTTGAAAGATGTCTCAGTCGAGTACGATTTGGCTGGAAATGTGATGAAAAAGGAATCATCAGCTCATAGTGATGAACCGCCAGTTTATGACATTTCGCTTGACGGTGATTTTATTTATGCAAGCTTCATGCAAGCTTACGGCATTGATTTGCTTGAAGAAAGAGGGAAGTTGCACTGGAAGAAGTTTAATGCCCTGTTATCAGGATTGCCGGAAGGTACAAAATTCGTTGAAGTTATCAAAATCAGGAAGTACAAGCCAAGAAAGGGCGACTCTCAAGCTTACATTGATGAAATGATGAAGTTAAAGAAAGAGTATGCCTTGCCTAATTCTGAAGAATATGATGATGAAGATGATGATTACGATATGGAATAGAAAGGAGGTAATAAGATGGCAGATGGTAAGGTTGTCATCCAGGTAGACATGGATGGTAATAAAGCTCAATCGGGAGTGGCACGTCTAAAAGGGATGGTTGGCGGACTGACAGAAAGCGGTGCACAATTAGGTTCAGTCTTTAAGTCAGTTTTAGGAGCTAACATTGTCAGTGGTGCGCTGATTTCAGGGATTCAGTCCTTGGGTAGTGCTGTTAAAGGTGTATTTTCCACAGCTTTGGACGAAGGAGCTAAGCTCCAGCAATCATTTGGTGGTATTGATACACTCTACCAAGGAGCGGAAGATACCATGAAACAATATGCTACTGCTGCGGCTTCGGCTGGTATCTCTGCTAATACATACGCAGAGCAGGCAGTTTCTTTTGGTGCCAGCTTAAAAAAGGCGCTTGGTGGTGATGCCGTGAAGGCTGCTGAGTCAGCGAACAAGGCAATCATGGCCATGGCCGACAACTCGGCTAAAATGGGTACTGACATCGGTTCAATCCAAATGGCTTATCAAGGATTTGCCAAGGGTAACTATACCATGCTGGACAACCTCAAGTTAGGGTATGGTGGTACTCAACAAGAAATGCAAAGGCTCCTCAATGATGCTAGCAAACTTGAAGGTGCAATGGGCAAGAAGTTCAACATCAATAACTTTGCGGACATAGTAGAGGCTATCGATCTTGTCCAAAAAGACTTGGGAGTGGCTGGAGTTGCTGCAAAAGAGGCTGAAACTACTTTCAGTGGTTCATTTGCTGCAATGAAGGCATCAGCATCCAACTTTTTAGCCAATTTATCGCTTGGTGAGGATGTTGGACCCGCTTTAAAGACTCTAATATCTAGCACCTCGACTTTTCTTCTTGGTAATTTCGTGCCAATGGTTGGAAATATTATGAGACAACTCCCTCAAGCTATCGATACAGCCTTGGCAGAAGCTGGGCCGAAAGTTGAGGAAGGATTTAGATCGTTATTCACTGGCCTAGGAGTTGACGAGGGTGTTTTTGATGTAATCAAGGACACTTTTCGAGATGTGGTCGTGACAATCCAGTCACTCTTTGAAGAATTGACAAGCGAATCCAATGGATTTAGCAATGTCATTCAAGGTGTTGGGAATATCATTAAAATAGTGAATGTCAACATCCAGAATATGGCTATGGCCTTTCAGTTTGCACTAGAAGCTTTCTCTGAAACAGGAGCAATCAAGAACGCCTATCAAGCATTTAAAGACTTGACGGATGCAGCTTTAGATCTTGCTATTAAGTTGGGAGATGCAATTCCTTGGGATATCGTAGGCGCAGCAGCTGGCCACGTCGTGAACGCTATTTCTTTAGTCGTGAGTTGGATTTCAAAATTAACTCAATCAATTAGTGCAGATGTCTGGAGAGGATTGATTACAGGGATTGGAGGAGCTCTAGTCGCTTTCAAGGCATTTAATTTCTTGAAGAGCTTTAATCCGTTTGGTTTATTTGCTAAAGGTGCTAAAGAAGGGGCGGACGAAGTTGTAAAAGGTGCAACGAAATCCAAAAGTGTTGTAACCCAGATTTTCAACGGACTAGCTAATGTCATCAAAACAACAGGGACAGCAATCAAGACGGCTGCTACAGGGATTGGCCAAGGTATCAAAACAGCCCTCTCTGGCTTAGCGCCAGTTATTAAAGCGTTTGGTGTAGCATTGAAAACCGCAGGAATTGGGAACATCCTTGCTCTTGGTGGAGCGATTGGTATTGCAGCAGTCGGAATCGGTGCTGGAGTGGCTATTATTGCGGCAGGTTTAAGTCTCATTGCTAGTCAAGGTGAAGGTGTGGCAACGATCATTAACGCAGTTGGTCAGGCATTCGCTACGGTTGCTACTGCGATTATTGGTGCATTTGCTCAGGCTATTGTATCTGTCGCAGGAGTTTTACCAACAGTAACAAGTGCTCTCGCTCAGCTATCTCCTCTTGTTGTTGCGGTTGGAGAAGCAATTGGAGCAGCTGCGCCATTCATTACAGCTTTAGGTGATGCAATTGCAACTGTAGCTACAGCAATCACTCCAATTGTTGAAATTGTAGGAAGTACGCTTGTTTCAATCTCTCAAATCATAGCTGATGCAGTTGTTCAAATTGTTGAAGCAATTGCTCCATTTGCTCCAGCGATAACTGAAATGGTTGTTGCGATTGCTCCATCAATCGCTGATATTGTTTCGTCATTTAGTAGCATGTTCTCTCAGATTAGCCCTATCATTGATAGCTTGTCTAATCTATTGAAAACGTTTGGGGAGCAAGTGAGCTCTATCTTGAAAAGCGCTGGTAGTGTAGTTGAATCCTTTGGCTCTGCTATTCGTAATGTGCTTGACGGTGTAGCTGGTATCTTTGACAGCATCGGTAATGCTGCCTTAAACGCAGGCCTTGGAGTCAAATACATGGCTGAAGGGATTGCGATGCTCACTGAGCTAGGATTGCTAGACTTGGCTGGAACATTAGCGACAGTGGCAACAGGATTGACAGCTATTGCTAATTCTGGCATTGCGTCAGCAGGCCCAGGATTGCAACAAGCAGGGCAAGGAATGCAATTGATTGCGATGTTCTCGCAATTAGCATCAATGTCGTTACAAACTCTGCCAACAGCATTCACCCAACTGTCTGAAAGTTTGACAAACCTACCTACACAGTTAAGCACTGCTGGAAGTTCTTTACAGACTTTTGCTACAAATTCACAAGTTCTAGCATCTAGTGTTATTGTTATCAGCTCAGCTCTATTAGCTATTAACGTTGGATTTGAGATGTTCAATTCTCAAGTGTCGCAAGCTAATTCAGCTCTACAGAGTCTCGGAACGATTACTTCGGTTGTAGTAAGCAATATCAGTTCATTCGGTTCTAGTATATCTACATCGATGTCTGGTTCAACTGCAGCAATTCGAGACGCTGGAACTCAAATGATGACTTCGATGCAAGAGTCCATCAATCAAATGCGGACTGTTGTTGATAATGGTATGACTTCGATAGTTTCATCTATTCAATCTAATGGGGCTTTGATGGTTTCTTCTTGGAGATCTGTTGGCCAGCAGATGATTACGATTACTCAAAGCTTCGTCAACAGTGCTAACAGCTACTTGAGAAACATTGGGTCAGGAGTTGACTTGTATTCAAACGGCTCAGCTCTTATGGCCGGTCTGAAATCTGGTATTGATTCAGGGTGGTCTCAGATTACATCTAGCGTCTCAAATATGGCTCAATGGATTAAGGACCATAAAGGACCCGTTTCATATGATAGAAAGTTGCTTATCGAAAACGGTTCAGCTCTTATGGCCGGTCTTAATCAAGGTATTCAGGCTGGTTGGAGAAATGTCATGAATAACATTTCAACCATGGCAGAGAGTATCCAGGATGTGATTGCAGATGACTCTTCAAACATTGGCTGGCAAATCGGTCTAGGAATTTCAGATGGTCTTGATTCATCAATGAACGGTGTTACATCTCATTTAGATGCAATCCGTGACCATGTCAACGATTTTAGTCTGAAATCGAAGAATCTTTTGACAGGGGCGACTGCTACTATGTCAAGCCAATTGAAGGTTGAGACATTGAGAGGTAAGACGCCTATTGACGAAACCTCTAGCAGACAGGAAGCCTATATCGCTCATTCAACCAGTCTATTATCAGATGTGATTGATAGCTTATCAGAATTGAGAGAGCAAGTAGCACAAGGACAGACAATGGTCTTGGATACTGGGGCGCTCATTGGCGGTACTGCATATGCTTACGATGAAGCAGTAGGAAACATTCAAGCATTGAAAGGACGGCATCGATTATGATTACTCAAATTAAGGAATATATCCAATTCGGTGATTTTAATAGCAAAGATGCCGGTTGGTATCTTCAAAGTAGGGACGCCCCTACTCCTGATAAAAAGGAGATTGTGGAGCAGATCCCTTATCTACAAGGTGTTTTAGACTTCTCTGACGTACTCGGAGAAGTCTTCTTTGATAGACGAGAAATTACTTATGAATTCAAGTTACCAAATAAGGATTATCTTGATAGAAAAGTAGCGGAACGGTTCATAAAATCCAGTATGACGACTAAATCTGAAAGCCAGTTATTTGACACGCATGATAAGCGTTATTACTGGCTTGGGAAGGTCAAGAGCATCAAAGTAACAGATGTACCTTTGAAGAAACATTTGATTGCTACAATTGTTTTTATTTGCTACCCTTTTGCGTTTCATGTTGATAATTACTTCGATGATGTTTGGGATACATTCGACTTCGAGAATGATTTTTCAAATTGGACCAAATGGAATATCAATGGTCAAAAAGAAATTTACTTTGTGAATGGCGGTGATACTTCAGTTAGTCCGACAGTTATCTGCACCAGCGACATCAGCCTTATCGATAAGAAAGGTAAAACATACAAGTTTAAGAATGGTGAAAATGTAGATTTCGTCCTTTCTGTGAAACCAGGTATCAACCGTTTTACTGCAAAAGGCAATGGAACGATTTCATTAAGATTTAATGCAGAGGTGATGGCATGAAGAATGGTGGATTTGAAGTATATTTTTGGAACTCTTTTCGAGAAATGTTATCGGATACCGATTTTACCAAAAAGAAGGTCGTTCATAGTCCATATTCCCGAAAAGGTAATAAAATCCTTTCAGGGTCTATCAAGCAAGCGCAAAATGCGATTAATGAGTTCACTTTTGTCATCCCAATGCAAAATGATTTGTATCAGAAACTCATCCCTTTTCAATCAATTGTCCAGGTCGTGAATTTATATGACGAGGAAGTCGAATTTGAGGGTAGGGTTTTGAGCGTTTCAAACAAGATGACGAGCACAGGATTCGTTCAAGAGGTTGTTTGCGAAGGTTTTCTATCATTCTTGCACGACAGCACACAACATTTTCAAAAGCTGAAAAACACTGGTGCTGAAGCATACTTGAGAGAAATCTTGAATCAGCATAATGCACAAGTAGAAGATTACAAGCGAATCTATCTTGGTTCTGTCACTGTCAAGAGTTTAACAGACAAGCCTTGGCGCTATCTTGGATATGAATCTACTTGGGATACGATTCGAGAGCGTATCATAGCTAGTATTGGAGGCTATCTGACTTTGAGAAGGACGAGTGATGGATTGTATCTAGATTGGACGACGTCTATCGGCCAAAACCAAGAATCGCCTATCCAATTAGGACGAAACATTAAGTCAGCATCTCGTGAAGTTTCATTTGACGGCATTGCTACTCAAATAATGCCGATCGGAGCAGATGAGAAGAACTCAGACGGTTCTACTTCAAGTGATAAAGAAGAGCAAGGATCTGATGTAACAAGAAAGCAGATTGACATCTCGTCAGTGAACGGTGGCAAGATGTGGCTTGAAGATGCTGAACTTGTAGCAAAGTTTGGCATTATTCGAAAACCAGTTATCTGGACCGAGATTGATAGTCCGTCCATCTTGAAAAGTAGAGGACTACAGTACCTAAGAAATCAAAAAATCGCTCTTGCAAAGTGGACGGTTGCAGCAGTCGAGAGATATTTGATTGACTCTAGATATGTGAAATTTAAAATCGGTAATACACATCCAATTTTGAATGCTCCGCTTTCAGGAATTGAGCGTTTGCAAATTATCGAGAAAAAGATTGATATCCTAAATCCTCAAAGTGTCGATTTGGTTATTGGTTCTAAGTCTCAATCGCTATCTGCCTATCAATTACAATCTCAAGAAGCAGTTGAATCAATTGAACGTGTTAAAGCGAATAAAGACATTGAGAGCAAGCGTGAGAAACTTTTGACACTAACAAATGAACTAGAGCGCTTGAGAAATGAACGCAAGCCTGAAAATACAGAAAGAATTAGAGCATTAGAAGCTGAAATCATTAAAATTAGAAATGAATTAGGAGGAAGTTAATGACAACAGAAGAAGCAACAGGACGTTTGAATCTATACGACGATCCTTCGCCTTTGCCTAAAACTGACAATATCAATATTCTCGTTGATGGTATCAGAAAAAAAACGAGAGGTGCTGATGTTCGAGAATCGATTGCAAAAGCGCTTGAGGTAACATACGAAACAGCGACCAAAGACGGTAATGCGAATATGGAAGTTGCAAAGGCCAGAGGTGGATTTGACACGCTTTCGCAAAATCTTATGAGCATAAATGCTAATGCGGATGCTGCTAATCAAAAAGCCAGCAAACTTGGCAATGACAAAGTTGACAAAAACGGCGCTGCTCAAGTTACTTGGGCAATGTTAGCACAAGATGCACGAGAACAAATCGCCGGGACCAAAGTGGCAGTCGTTGGAAATAATTCTGTTAGTTCTGCTAATATTGTTAACGGTTCTGTGACGTCTGAAAAACTGGATGAGCGTATGGGCTTTGGATTAATGTTAGCAGGGCGTTTAACAATTGATGTGAAAAATTCTACAATTTCACTAAACTCAGGAAGTTGGGTACAAGTAGGAAAACGAAAATTTGGAGTGACTAAGAATTTAACAACATCTCTTCCGAAAGAAACACTCAGCCAGTATGTAATATATAACGACGAAACTCAAGATTTGTATGTAAAAAACCTTGAAACTATTAGCAATATCGGTAATAGAGAAACCATTCTTGCTATTTTATTCAATGGAGTACTGTTACATCCTCAATCTTCGCCTTTTGTTAAAACTATAGGATTAAAAGTAGGCGAAAGAAGTGACTACGTAGATGCTAACTGGGGCACAGTAATCCAAGGTCAAATTATATTTGACCCAAAGACACGAACTATAAAAGGTAAACGTGAGGGAAATAATTTTATCATCGCTTGCGATGGGTACTTCATCGATGGTATTGATGAGTTTGAACTCACGTTTGGCTCTCCTTATGGTCAATTGTTACTTTTTGATAGAGACGCTAAAACTTTTCAGCTTACGAACATGTATTCTTATTCAGAATACCGACGAACTGAAATACCAAAAACAGCATCTCTAATCAAAATTGCGGAAATATATTTTGATGAAATTCGACATATATCTCACGAAAGAAATTTTGTTAACGTCGATAAATTGGCTTCTGCTCAGCCAATAATCACATTAGAGCAACTCAAAATTGACCTGCAGACTAAAAAGACTGTTCTTGTAACGTTGGGAGATAGTACAACCGACGCACTAAGAACAACCAATTACACCGGAAACGTTCTTGAAGGTTTGGTTGACAAGCCTAATAGCTACACTGAAATTTTAAATAACATTGTAAATGGTCAAAAAGGTTATTCATTCAACCATAAATTTTACAATCGAGGATTCTCAGGGAAAACAATTAATTGGCTTCGTCAAAATTTAGACGCTGTTCTATCTCCGATACATGAACCGATTGATTATGCATTCATTACGATGGGTATCAATGACATGGTATATGATGCAAGCAAGATTAAATCGTTCCGTGACGATCATATCAATATTATCAATCATTTGCTGGCAAAAGGGATTAAACCTGTACTAATGAGCACTCAAGCTGAATTTGAGAACCACAAGCGTTTTGGTTCGAAGATTAATGCTATAGCCGACAACATCAAGAAGGATTTAGCTACAGAATTAGGATTGCCATTTATTGATTATAATGCAGGTACACGAAATATTTTGAATAATTCAGAATATAAGATTAAGGATTTAAGTCCTGATATGTGTCACTTTGGGAATCTAGGCCATCAAAAAGGGGCGGAATTCTTAGCAAGTCAATTGATACATCAGACGGTTGTGATTTCGGAATCTAGCAAAGTTGGATATCAAAACAACAAAGTTGCGTCAGATTTGAGCTATTCAGATTACTTAACGGATGATCAGGATGAAGTCAAATTTATTGGAAGAACTGACGGCTTTGATTTAGAAGGTCAACTAAATTCCGCTGAAACTAAGACTATGTTTGAGGTTTCTGTTTATATTGAGCGCCCGTCAGTTATCCATTACTTTGGAGACAACGTGATTCTGATGTCAAATGGGCAGACGTTATCAGACGGCGCTGTGCTCGATGTCGGATTCTATCGAATTACAGCCAAGAATCGTCCTGGAGTTGCTAGCAAATTCCGTGGCTTGAAATTTAATCTGAAAGAAGTATAGACAAAGGAGGTTGTATGCCGATTGAAGAAGCTGAAAAAATCGCTCAAAGCCAGGTAGCTTGGGCGATTTTGTTTATCTTACTTTTCTTCATTATAATTCGATATCTTATCAAGACTTCGGACAAGCGAGAAAAGAAGATTATGGATTTGCATGAGCAATCAAAAGCCGACTCTAATAGACGAGAAGAGCGTTTGATGACTCACCTGGAAAAAACCACTACAGAATTAACGACAATTACACATACGGTCGGAGACATTCAGAAAGAAATGGTCCGCATGAACGACCGCATGGACGAAATCGAAAAAGGAGAATAACATGCAACAAATTACAGAAATCATTGTAGCTTCAGCTACTGGAATCTTGACTATTCTTGCTGGAATCGCAGTAAAAGCGATTAAGGATTTTCTCATTAAAAAAGGCGGAGAAAAGACCATCAAGATTGTTGAAATCCTTGCTAAAAATGCGGTCAATGCCGTCGAGCAAGTCGCTTCAGAAACTGGCTATAAGGGCGAAGAAAAACTGGAGCAAGCACGCACTAAAATCCGTGCAGAGCTTACAAAATATAGCATCAACATGACCGACCGTGAACTTGATACATTTATCGAGGCATCGGTCAAGAAAATGAATGATGCCTGGAAAGGAGAATAAACATGGGACTAAATCTTGAAACAGCTATTGCTTGGATGCGTGCCAGAAAAGGTCAAGTCTCTTATAGCATGGACGACCGCAATGGCCCGGACTCTTATGATTGCTCAAGTTCAATCTACTACGCCTTGTTGAGTGGAGGTGCCGTGTCGGCTGGTTGGGCAGTCAATACAGAGTATGAGCATGACTGGCTCAAAAAGAACGGATATGAGCTCATCGCTGAGAACACTCCATGGGATGCTAAACGTGGAGATATCTTCATTTGGGGACGTCGTGGATATTCTGCAGGTGCCTTTGGACATACCGGTATGTTTATCGATGGTGATAACATCATCCATTGTAACTATGCATACGATGGTATCTCCGTAAACGACCACGACGAACGTTGGGCGTATGCTGGTAAACCATATTACTACATCTATCGCTTGACAAACCCAGATGCTACTCCTGCGCCAGTTAAGAAAGGCTGGCAAAATGACGATACTGGTTACTGGTTCGTTCGTGCTAACGGCTCCTATCCAAAAGACCAATTTGAGTACATTGAAGAGAACAAATCATGGTTCTACTTCAATTCTGAAGGATATATGGTTGCTGAAGATTGGGTGAAACACACTGATGGTAAATGGTACTGGTTTGACAAAGACGGTTACATGGCCACATCCTGGAAGAAAATCAACGGAAAATGGTATTACTTCAACCGTGACGGATCTATGCAGACTGGCTGGGTTAAATACTACGAAAAATGGTATTACCTCAATTCAGAAAATGGAGACATGGTATCAAACGCATTCGTGCCTTACAACGGCGGATACTACCTCATGCTTGAAGATGGCCGATTGGCAGAAAAAGAAAGTTTCAACATTGAGCCAGACGGCTTGATCACAACTAAATAATTTTTTAAAATAAAGAAAGGAAAATTTCTAAAATATTGTTCTAATTGTTTCAACCGCAGGCACTAGCTTGCGGTTTTTTTGTTTGCTCTGGAATGTTATTACTAAAAGTGCGTTGCTATCAGTTTTGTTAATGTCAACAAAATTGGCCTGAAAGTACTGTCTGAATTAAAAAAAAGTAATGATTTTTTCACTGCTTTTTTAATTTTTTACGAATAGATAAGTAAGGAGGAAGAAAACATGAACATTTTGAAGGTTAAATTTGCGAGTATAGAGCAGACAGAATTAGGCTTTGAGCATTGGGTAGATGTGACTTACACTGTTCCAATTTTAAAGAATGAATACACAGTCAGATTGTTGCTATTCATGGAATGCAAGATAGAGGACCAAGAGGTGATTGAGTACCTGGTATCGACTTGGAAGTATCGTGATCTCGTGCTGCATTCGGTAAGGATGTATGAGATGGAGAGAGAAGGGGCATGACTGTGAAAATATTTTTTATGTATTTTGCTCTAACTAATCATGATCGGGCGCTTGACGTCTACACCAGAATTGCACAAAACCAACAATGACAAGTCAGTAGCGCGAGCAACTAAGATC